GCCATAAACAGGAATAATTGGGATCTGATTACCCGCAATGTAGCCAAGATCCTCCAGAACCTCACTACCATTCATAATATATTTACGAACCTTGCGCCGCTTCACACGCTTCTGACGAACTTCCGTCGCGCCCGTAGCAGCCAGCATACGCTCTAAGTTCTCATCTTCCTCGAAGTCACGTTCCGTATAACGCTCCTCCGATCCATCCAGCGTCTGGAAAATCCTGACAGTCTCGGACTTCTCCTCAACACGATAATATTCCGCCACATACACAACATCCGGCGTCTGCCAGTCAAACTCCGTCATCTCGATAGATGTCGGCATACTTGCAGGATCTATTCCGTATTCTTCCTCGTAAGCCTCATACGACATCGCCGTAAGAACATAACAAAATCTAGCATCCGACTTGTCTTGCCGCTTTGCATTGAGGTCGAAAAAAACAAATTTGTCAGCGTCGTAAATTGGTTCAATTCGAATACGCTGCCGCTCATCTTCATCATCCTCTTCGTCCTCATACTCTGTTCTGAGTCGCCACGCTCCAAATCCACCCCCTACAGCCTCCTCAAACGCATTGTCATAAGCCTCATCCGCACAACTATCCTGCTCATCCGCACGGTACAAACCATCACAAGTGTCCGCCAGACCCTCATCACTCGCACCATCCTTGGGCAAAAAATCAACCGTAATCCGATTATTACGATACTCATTAATAATCCGCATCACACCAAGATGAACCTTATTCACCTCCAGACGCGGCCTATTCTCAAATTGTGACTTAAAATCACCCTCCCATTGCGAACCCGCAATAGAATAAAACCGACGATCAGCCAGACACTGTATCCGCTCGTCCTTCACAGAAACCTGTATATTATTAAAACTCTTCAACGCCTCACGGTGAACCTGAACCAGACGCTCTGCTTTACTCACTCTAGCCATCTATCACCTCGCCATTGGCATCCTAACAGGTATTATCTTCGCAAAACCACGCTTAGGCCGATCCTTCGCACGTCTCGCACCCTCACAAGCATACCTTAACGCATCAATAACATGGTTTTCCTTATCTACAAGCAAAGGCAAAACATTACCCGTCAAAGGATCCTCCTTGTAACTATACAAGGTCAGCTCATCTATCGTCTTCTTGCAACGCGGATGAACCACAATATCAAACGACTTCAACCACTCAATGCCATCCTCAACCGACTTCGGACCCTTCACCGCAGCCCGTATCTTGGGAAAGCCATGCTTGCGCATATAACTAATCGTCTCAGGCCGCGCATTATCAGCCGTCAAAGGCCACTTCTCAGCCTCCGGCACAGACATAAACAATTCCGGCGTGTCAACAATCTCACAACCAACCCGATACGCCTCATAATCAATATACAGCTTGCGCCCAACAATATGACACCGAACCAAAACAGTCGGATCAGTCGCAAAACCCCAGTCAGCACCAAACCTGTGAACAGCATCAGCCGGCGCCTCAAACTCCTCTATCGACCAGTTCTTAAATACCCGCGTCTCAGAGTTCTTAACATAATCACCTAACCAGATATGAGCGTACTTGTCAGGATCACGCTTCTTGTCATACTCCATCTCCTCCTGCAAAACATCAGGAAACCAAGGATTATTAACAAAATTAACCTCCTCAACAATCGCATCAGGAGGAGGATTATCACCACGCAACAAAATCTCTATCGGATCCGTCGGCATGCTAGGGTTCCACGTAAACAACAATTCAGAACCAGGCTTACGTATCGTCGGACGTAACAAATCCAGACTACGCTGAGAACAACTCTGAGCCTCCTCAAACCAGGCAATGTCAAAACCCTCAAGAGACTTGATCGACTCAGCCGTATGAGACGCCAGACCCTCAAAAATAATCAAACTACCATTCTGATTATGCTTGATACGATCATGCTGGACCGTAAACAAAGTCCCAACACCCATATTCTCAATCTTATCCTCAATCAGCTTCTTCACCGACTGCTTCAAAGACCTCTGAACCTCACGCAAACAAACAACATCCGTGCGGCCCATAACACACCGCTCAACTATATACTCCGCAAACGCATGTGACTTGCCAGAACCACGGCCACCATAAGCACCCTTGTATCTCGCATTCTCCAGAAGTGGAATAAACCAACGAGGCGTATTAATATTCAACTCAGCCATTGCTTAGTTCCGGTCTAACAACAAAGATAACCAAACTACGCATATAGTGCCCAGTATCAAACTCAATCAATAACCTTACGATTAATCTTCGTAACCTCAATGTGATGCTCGTTCACAGACTTGTCCGAATAATTATCACGGAAACGATTCTTCATCTGAAAAATAAATGCCGTCGCATTAAAACCGGGTATCTTACCCGTCGCACCATTCATCCCAATGTCTTCCCAGTAAGCCTGCGCCGCTGACTGAGCCTCCTTCAGCGCCTTCGCAAACTCAGGCTTCTTCTCCTGATAACGCTTCAAACTCGTATAACCAATGCCAAGATCACGCGCAATCTGAGACATAGACTTGCCCTCACGGCCAAGCTCAACAACCCGCTCGCAAAACTCAGGATCCCACTTAGAAGTACTTGATGCCATAAATCCCACCTAACTTACACCTCGCATTATGTCAATTAAGCAGAACTTAAAACCTCAAAATTGAAAAAAATTCTGGGGGGGAATACAAAAATAATTGCCCGCCGCCGCCCGAAGGGGGTCATACCCCTCGACCGTACGGAGCGTTCCGTACTCGCAGCGGTTGACGTTACGTCACCAGGAACGGACCGTTCACGTCCCCGAAACCTGGTGTACTTGCCGTACACGTTACTTGACGTTGACGTAAAGGGCAGGTCAGCATGTCACGGCGTGACGTTGCGTGGCCAGCCCGTCATCAAGGTTTACGTTACGGCATGACGTAGGGTAAGAATCGGCTGGATCGCCCGTGGTTGTTGGGGTTTCGGCTTTAAGACCTCCCACCCTTCCACCCTCAAATCTGATACTTGACGTACGAGTGCGACAATTTGTCAATTAATTGGCACTTGATATTGTATGACGACCGGCATATGTTGAAGGGGTAGCAAGAAGAAAGGAACAACAAACAATGACCAAACTTGTTAAATTTTCAACTATCGCGGGCGGAGTCTTCATCGAAGATAACGGAACCGAGGAGCGCAAGGTTTCCGACCGTTGCTTTCGGTTCGATGATCAAGGCCGTTCAGAATATGCATTATATGGCGATTTGACTTCCGGCAACCCCGCGCCCCGTTGGTATGGTTTCCAACTTGAAGAACGCGATTTCACGTTTGCTTAAATTAGGAACAACAGACAATGACTTACACAGTGAAAATCACACGCCCGAACGAAACAATCATTTATCGGCGCGTCACGCCTGATGAGCTGGCATATATAATTCAGCGCGACGCAATGCACGTTATCGCTTATGCTTTAAATCATGAGAGCTAAGAGCTTTCGGATAGCACGGCTAACACTAGGGCTGACTTGCAACGAGTTGGCCCGGCTGTTTGGCGTGAGCGTCAACACAATACACCAATTGGAGAGCGGTAACGCCAGGGCGCCGCAACCAACGCTTAGGCTGTTGCTTGCATACTTAGACGGCTACCGTCCGCGAGACTGGCCGGATGACCTAAAATGATTTATGTCATTTATGGCTATTTTTGTCACCTATCAAAATGCCATAAATGCGGCCAGCTAAGATAGTCCTAATGTACTGTATTTATTATATATTATATATATATATATATATATATTTATATTTATGACATTGTTTCCCCTCCCCCCCCATACCTATCTCATACCAACCCCCATATATAGGGGGGGTAAAAATAAATGCCATAAATGCCAAAATCCCAGTAATGGTGGGCAATATAAATGACATTGACGCCAATGCCATAAATAATGCCATAAATATAAAATATGACGCTTGACATATACCCTTACGTTAGTTAAGTATGGCTTATACCAAGAGAGAAAAGGAACTAAACATGACCATTGAGACTAAAATTTTCTTGACGCATAAATCACGCGTTGAA